TTGTATATGCGTTCAATAAGAGCAGATCCGCTGAAATACGCGATCCTTAAAGTACCGTCGGCTAGCTGGACATAGGCGGGACTATCAGAAAATGCGGCATTTATAACAGTCTCGCTGCCCCACGCAGAAGTAGACATATTGCGTATGCGTTCAACGATATATCCATCAGAAGAACGTCTATACGCGATCCTTAACGTACCGTCGGCTAGCTGGACATAGGCGGGACTAGCAGAAAGTGCGGCATTTATAACAGTCTCGCTGCCCCACGCAGAAGTCGACATATTGTATATGCGTTCAACGATATATCCATCATCAGCACGTATATACGCGATCCTTAAAGTACCGTCGGCTAGCTGGATATAGGTAGGACTGGGCGTTTGGTAGTGTATTACAGAGATTATAGAAGCGGTGCTCCACGCAGACTCAGACTTCACACAGAACTTTCCATCCATCAAGGCCCTGTCGGAACCGACGCCAAGCCTACTTATTCTCGCAATCAGCGACTGTACACCACCGCTAGGTGTATCATACCAAGAGATCGCGTCACCATCAGTTACGACGCTTCTTTTTTTTACGCCTGATCCGATTTCTGATTTAACAAGTGCATCGGTGAGCTTTACGATTTTTGATTGGTCTGCGTTGCGAAGATACTCAATCGCATTGTCCCAGTCTATCTCCATGCGTCGAGTAACTCCGTCATCGCAGAGTGCGGTTGAGACTTGAGTTGATGTGGCGAGGTAGTTAATAATCGCCTCCTTTGCAATAAGGTTGTTTATTACTGCAGAAACAAATGCGGTTACGCTACCAATCGCTCCTGAATTAGTAGTGCACCAAGCAACCATATCTGACATAGCGGTATTTATCGCTTCTGAATACGTCGGCCTTGTTGATGTCATTATCTCCCAGGAATTCCCGTCCCAATACTTCAGCACCCCGCCGCCCAATTCCGATGTGTTTTTATCGAAGTAATAATCATTTTCGAGTGTTTCAGACTCGGGAGGAGAAAGAAGTGCTCCATAGTAAATCGGTACTGTTGAAATGTCGGCGATTACTGATACTACTTTTTCAGCCTTGATGTTCGTTTTCGCTGCATCTGAATACAACCGTATCCTGACGATATTCGTGTAATATTCTTCTCCAAGAAGTTCAAACATTTTTGGCGGTGAGATCGTCTTCGAGCTTTCTTTTAATGGCGATGTGTAGAAGTTTACATACGTCGATCCATCGCTCGATAAGTCTACAGAGTAAAACCCTTCATACGGAAACACGCCGTCGTAAATAGCCAACGCGGTAACGCTTGATGGCTCAAGATCTCCATCTCTTGATCTTGAAAATGACGGAACGTTAACCGTCATTTCTATACTGGCATTTCGCGCTATCGTTGAATTAAGTAAGGTGTATGCTGGCTCACCTATCTCGTTATCAATGACACAATAAACTCTGAATATATAATCAGTAGAATCTTCTATTACGGGAATGGTTATCGAATTTGAGTCGGCGGAAACCCTGGAATAATAAGAAGCTCCGTTGCGCATATATTCAACAATGTACGAAGGCGTTGATCCGAGCCACGAAACGGTTATTCCATCCGACCCTCTTGTTGCTTTTACGTTCGTCGGAACAGGTATCGTCTTTAGGTATTTTCCTGAGTATGCATTTCCAAGAAATTCTCTCAACGGGTATGTTTTTATACCAAGTACATACGATCGTTTTGAAAGTCCGTTAGAATCATAAGTGAACGATTCCTCAGAAAGTACGTCAGTATAAATCGATCCGGAGACATTCACCGGTATCGAATCGTGAAGTTGCAGGACTGGACTACCGTACCATTCAAATTCAACGGTCGTGTCTACCGCATTCTCCGCTTCGAGCGACGCAAGGCCGGCAGCGGAAAGATCTTCGACGTTCGTTATATCGGAATCTTCAAATGTGGTTATATTTTTCGGAGATGTAACCCCATCTATTTTTACGAAAGTATGGAGTCGGTCTATTCCGTCTCCGGCTCCGTAACAATCGCAACCGTCATAGATATTGAGATCTTTTTTCGTTGAAGATACCGTTGCGTTCAATGCGTTCGAGATGCATCCAATTTCGTTCTTCATATCGTTAACATACGAAGAATACGCGTTCAGCAATACTGCGCCGTCACTTGCGGTAGTACAGAAAAACACGATATCATATGCTTCGGCTATCGCCTTCAATGATTCGAGATTGTTTGACTTTCCATGAACGTCTGCCGTTAGAATCGTAGCGCCGACGGTTATTGTTCCGGGACTTACGTTCGTGTTAACACGGTAAATAACCTCGAATGCATTGAGTATTGGCGTGCATCCGTAATAAACAATGTTACCAGTACTTCCGGTGACGGTCGTTATCTGTTGTTCGTAGTTTATTCCGTCGGTTCCGGCGTCGTACTTGAGATTGAACCGAACATAAATGTAAGCGAGATGGCCTTCGGGTATGTCGACCCCGCGTGTTTGGTTCGGAATAACCGAGTCGCTTCTAGCCGGAGATTGCTCTGCCGAGTATATTACTCCGGATGCCGTCGGAGAATCAGACCAACCAAATTGTACCGAAATATCAGTAGTCGATCCTACGGAATCTTTCCATCTCAATACCATTCCTGTTCGGCGAGCTTCAGCGGGAACAGGAATTTTATAAACAACGTACCCGAGTTCGTCATAAGCGAGTTCTGATGAAGAAAGATACCGGAAGGTATCGAGGTAAACATCTCCGTTACTTGCGTCGAGTTCGGACATTACTACATTGTGTGAATCTATCGCTGATTGAAGTGCGGGAAGGCCGGCGTATGATAATGTCCTGAATCCGTAACAATGATCTGCGATTATCGAAGAGAGTGACTTCCGATCCCACCACTGCCAATTCTCGGGTACGATACATGATTCGCCAATGCTCGTTTCCCAGGAAGATACGGTTATCGTAGTACCTCCGTCGTAGTCAGTTATGTATCCAGAAGGGATTACCCGAAGAAGCGATTCGGTGTCGATAAGTTGAACTTTGTAATCGGATGAATTCGGAGCGGAAGGAAGCTCGATGTCGAACGAATATTCCTTATTTTTTTGGCGCGTCCACGAAAGTTTCGTAGCGTTGATTGCCTCTACGAAAACTCCATTTATATCAAAAAGTTTTACAACTATCAATTCATGGCCTCTATTTCAGCGAATGTAGTAATTTCGTTTATCGCAATGAATGAGTACGAGGCCCATCTCGCTTTTGTTTCATCTAAGATATCCTGGTACTTATTTGTGGTTACGTTACCGGTCGACCCCGTTGCGAGTTGCTTTCCGCATACACACAAAAGTCGGTACATGAAAAGATCCTTCAGGTAGTCGCCAACAAGGCATTTCTGTCCGAATGAAAAACACTCGACCATATAAGAGCAAGCGTCGTTCATTTCGGTGAGCATTGGCTCTTCTACTTCGGTTTCAGAGAGCGGGTCATATTCTTCGATCGGAGAATAAAACTTATCATATAAACCATCAGCCGCCGATATTGACATCACCGGGGCGACCTGTGGAACGAAGGAGTCTATGGCATACAAAAGCGGCTTCATTTCATTCATTATATTGATCTCCCGTAAAAAGAAACTTCAACGTCGAAATAATCCTCAATCGACGAGTTGATAGTAATTCCATTTATTCCCGGTGTCAAGACGAGCTGCTTCTTGAAAAAATCATCGGTCATACTCGAAAGGATGCTTGTTGTTGATCCGCCAACTTTCCAGGTTGCAAGGTATCCGGTGTTCTCGGTAGAAAACGAAAGAACATCACCATAACCTATTGTTTTTGAAGATACGAACTTTATCAGACCGGGAACAAGTTCAGTTGCGTGAGTGTTTGCAGACTTGCAGGTGAATTTTATTGTGTAGTTTGTTTCTACTGCGTATTCGGTATCGTAACCAATTTCAAGATACGCATCTGATGAAAACGAATGTACTATCCTTTCGAGTGTTTCCCAATACGGGTCGAGTGCGTTTATGTTGAAGTTAACCAAAGACGATCTTCCATTTACCTCTCCGCGATCGGGAGTTGTGTTTATATTTGGTACTGACCCGAATACAACCATATTGTAAAATTCGTCTAAGAAATACAGCTCGGCACCGACAAGTTTTGATCGTATTTCCCTTTCGCGCAACCGGACTGTTTCGATGTTGTCGGCAAGTATTAGCCCGGAAACGTTTACGACCCGAGACTCCGGAAGCTGGTCGTTGCTTTTCTTTCTGTAGCCAGACCCGCTTATTGTTTTATACGTATCGTTAAATTTGAATACGTCAGAATTCATTGCGAATATAGAACGACTAGCATCGTACCAGTCTCCGAGCGTAATCCATGTCGAGCGATCTTTTGAAACCTTCATTTAGATACCACTCTTTTTTATGTAAGCGTCCATCCATGACTCAAGCCATGATTCGAGAGTTGATCCAGTCTGCACCTGCATAACAAGACCACCGGAAACCGACATATTCGCCTGCGCTATCGTAATTTCCGTTGCCGACATTGCAGTAATATATGCCGTGGTTATATTAACGGTATTTATTGTACTATTCAATCCTGCTTCGGCTATTGCCTGTGAAAGAGTATCCATCGTTCCTTTTATCGCCGTAATAAGATCGTCGCGAACATCAGATGGTATCGCTGAAACAACCGTTCCGGGATTAACGCTTACATCAAGAAGGCCGAACTGAGACAGGGCATCCCGGAGAGACATCATAACAGATCCGAGCGGTGTGTTTTCGTCGGTTACATCGGTCCAGACGGATCGAATTTCAGCCAATAACGACTGGGCATCGGCTGATGAAAATCCGGTTCCGGCATTTATTATTCCAGAGACAAGCGATTGTATCTTACTGGTTATTCCGCCTGCAGAAATTACGGCACTCGTTATATTTGATACGATCGCTTTATATACAGCCTGCTTGAAGTCAGAATAAGATCCAGTTAGAGCGGCGTCCGCGAGCGCAGATGTAATAGTATCACTCATACTGGAGAATGCGGTTTTTGTTGCTTCCTCAGCGGTTGCTGTTATTCCTAATGCTTTCGAAAGCTGCGCGAGTAGGGCTGAATATTCTGCAGTCGCCGTATTAAGTTCGTCTAATGCTCCAGAATCGGTAAGACCGTTCTCGTTTGTTATCCCGGTGTTCAGTGTTGCAATTTTTGCTTGCAGTGTATTAACCTGATCGATCATGGATTGAATAGATGCTATATCTTCGTCGTTTATGGTCTTTCCGGTTTTTAGGCTTAAGGCCTTTTTTGCTTCTTCAAAAGCTTCAATCGCTTTGGTATAAGCGTCAACTGCGGAGTTTACTTCTGAAGCATTTGTTATTCCAAATAACCCCATATTAGGTTGCGTTTCCTGCATTTTCTTCAATGCAGCAACCATGTTTTTCTCTGCCTGGTCTGCAGCAGTAACCAATGTCTGCAATCCAGCCGTATCCGATGTTCCCATTGTATCAAATAACGTTTCTATCTGTTTTTGCAGCGTTGCTGCCTCGGCAGATCCCGGAGATAATGCAGCCCAAAGTTTTTCAGCGATGGAAGCAACTTTATCTTCAAATCCAGATGCGGTTATAAGAGCAGTTGAAATCATATTGTACATATATTCTGCAAACTTTTCAGCCATATCATCTTGTGACAGAGATAGCCCTTCGGAAAATCCGTCTGCGATATATTGACCAAGCGATTGTCCGACATTAGTAAGAGAGTCTTGCATCGACTCTTCTGCGGATCTCTTTGCGTCCGCAATGGCATTTGCGAACTGACTCGTCTCTTCTGTGACGGCATCCGTCGAAGAGTTTATTATATCAGAGAGTCCGGCAAGGCCCTTGGCGATCAATCCTATAATTGCGACTATCCCCCCTGCCGATACGTTGAATATTGCTATCACCGAACCAAGAGACATAATAGAATCTCCGATGGCGGATAGCTTATCTCCGGTAGTAGAATCGGCATCCTTGAGTACGTCTACCAGGTTACCGACCGAATCGATTACAGAATTAATATCTGAAAGAAATACCTGAATTGACGAAACAGTGAATTGCATGTTTAGTGTTTTCTTTATATTCAGTTCGTCTGTTGTTTTGTCTACTTCGGCAGCCGCCTCAGCGTACGCCTCTTCAGACATAGTTCCATCATTTCGGGCTTTTGTGTTTTCTTTTGTCTTTTGTTTTAATGCTTCCTCTGATGCGGCGAGTTCGTCTGCCGCTTTTATTGCGGATAGTATATTTTTAGGTTTTATTGCGCTATCAAATTCTGCAAGACCCGACTCTGGGTCTATGTTATCGACAATGTATCTAATTGACCCAACGGTACCTGTGGAAAGGTTTTTATAAGCATCGGATACTTCGTTAAGGCCTTTTATTCTTTCATTGGCGCTCTGTGTGAATTGTCCGGCCTTGAACGAGAAGTCAGGTATTGCTCCTGCGTTTCCGGCGAGTTCAAGCATTGCTTTGTCAACAGACTCGATCTGCTTCTGATAAATCATCCACGCGACAGACCCATTTTCAGTAGCAGATTGTAGTGACACGGTCGTTTTTCTTGTCGAAGTAAAAACAGCAAGCTGATTTTTATATTCTTGAACATTAACCGGAAACCCGAACGCCTTTGCAAGAGCGATAGCGATGCCGTCGAGTTGGTTTTTCGTAAGCTCTGCGACGTTGCCCATCGTTACAATATCGGAAATCGATTTCAACTCGGGGTTCTGTTCAAACGCAGACTTTAGTCTATCGGCCATAGCCTGTACTTCAGTCCTTGCGGTACCGGATAACGTTGCGAGGGTTCTTACTTTTTCATTGAGAGATGTTATGTTTTTCGATGAATCAGATGCGTCGGTGTATCCCTTTAACTGTCTCTCGGCGTCGACGGTTTTCTGGATAATCTGTTCCCACCAATCGAGCGTTTCTTTTGCGCCCTTCGTTTGATTCCCGAAGTTATCAGACATAGATACGCCCCATGCGAGGTATGCTTGTACTATTTTTCTGATGGCAATCTGGTTTGCGGTAAGTCCTTTTTCTGACGTTGCAGCAACGCCACCGAATGTTTTATCCATTTCTGCGAGATTTTTATTGAGGTCTGATATTTTATTCGGATCGGTCTCTATTCCGATGTCAATCTTCATCGCCTGATATTTCGACAACCCGTCGAGCATTTCCTTTAACGTGTCGAATGACGTGTTGTCCTTTACGTTTGCGTCGAAGGTGTTCATCATAACGGTGGCCCAGTTTGCGCCGTTTTTTGCCATTCCTTCGGTCGTGTCTTTTCCCATCTGCGCGATAAGGTCTTTATAGTATTGAGTAAACGATCCGTCGTCGCTCATAAGTCCGAGCGACTTCATGTCTATTTTGTTGTCGAGCGTAAGGTTTCTTATCGCTCCATCGAAAACTTCTCCGATAGCATTCGCAACATCAGTTGCAGTTGCTTGCTTGTTTGCAAGTTGCAGGTCATATTTAAGCGACCACACCTTATTCGTCATGTCTTCGGTGAGAGATGCAATTTGTTCGACGAGCTTAGTCGAAATCTTGAGTTTTGCATTTGCAGAATCAGATCCGAGGCTTTTTGCAAAATTCTGCATTCCTTTTAGAGAAAGTTTCGCAGAGTTTAATTGTCCGTTCGTATATGCGAGTTGCATAACCCAATCGCGAAGTATAGGATCTCCCTCGGGAAGAAGAGCCATTATTTTTCCTAAATTTCCTTGCGAATCAGAAACATAATCAGAAAACTGCTGCATTGATTTTAGGCCAGAGAATTCAGTGCCTTTTATGCTACCCTGGACCATCTTAAACATAGAAACTTGCGACGTAAGATCTGCATATTTTGAACTCAACTGATCTACAGAAAGCTTCTGTTCTGCGAGTTGTCTTTCAAGGTATGACGTTCCGGACCCAAGTGTTGATTTATCCCTATCTGCTTCTATTTGTTTAAGATTTGCATATTCCTGTCTAAGAATTCTCATGGCTGACGCGGTATCACCTGCGTTTTTATTTAACTGTTCTCTCAATCTCGGGAATACTGCGGCGAGTTCTTCAAGAATTGCTTTTGATTTTTTTTGGTCTTCTATCGAGTCGCCAAGCCTTCCAAGGTCATCAACCATTGCGTCGATTGACTTTCCTTGCTTTGACAACGACGCAACTCCGGAGTCGACGGTATCAATCCAGTCCTGCTGGTTCTTTTTTACCATTATGTATATTGCCGACAATCCGGAAACAGCAGCGGCTACAACAAGAACCGGAGCGAGTGTGGCTGCAATAGTTGTTCCGGCGACGGCTAGCTGTGCTGACAATGCAATGAGTGCTGATTTAACCGAAAGTATCCCAGCAGAAAGAGGCAGCATTACCGCAGCAACACCGAGAAGCGATACGAGCAAGGCCTTGATTGGCGTTGGTGCTTTTTCAAAAACCTGCATAACAGAAGTTATTGAAACGACTACACCTTTGAGCGCGGGGTCAAGGGTCGACGCGAACGACTTTGTTACGTTCGAGAAGGTGTTCTTCATTATATTCATCTTTCCGTTCAGGTTATCCATCTGGATTGCTGCCTGACGTGCAGATTCTCCCATGTTTCCAGTAACCTCTTTCACGTTGTCGTCGAGCACACCATAGTTTTGAACAAGCCTATTAATCACTTCAGCAGACTCTTTTCCAAATATCTTGACGACATTCTGCGTGGTTGCGTGCGCCGCCGCAAGCTTCCCGATTATCTGCCCAATGTTATTGAATGCCGGATCGAGAGCCGACGTGTATCCGAGAAGATTTTCAATCGCGGTTGACGCGCTTCTTGACGGACGCTGAAGTCCGTTTATTGCAGAAGCAAGCAATCGTCCTGCTTTCTCGCCACGAACACCGGTATCATAGAGCGTATCGAGCGTACCAACCAATTCTTCAAGACTCCATCCCATCGATGACCAAAGCCCTGCGGTGTATTTCAAAGACGCGGACAACTTATCGAGTGACGAAACAGACTTGGCGTTTGACGAAGCGAATATGTCCGCAACCGTTGACGCCGACTCGCTTGAGAGTTGAAATGATTTCAACGTCGTAACAACCATTTCTGCCGTAAATGAAACATCCTTCATTCCCGCTGCGGCGAGCGTCATTACCGGCCCGATCTGTTTATATATTTCGTTTGCGTCGAGTCCAGCCTGTCCGAGATCGAACATGGCTTTCGCAATGCCGATCGGAGAAGAAGAAAACTTTTCAGACATTGAAACCGCGGTATTTGCAAGCATTTGTAATTCAACGCTCGTTGCGCCAACGACTGCTTTTATGTTTTGCATCTGCTGTGTGAATTCGAGGTATTCTTTCAGTCCTTTGTCGAACAGGAATGTTATCGGCACCGATATTGCGATTGATGCGTATTTCAGTACCTGCAGTCTGAGATCTTCGAGCTTTCGTTTGTTTTGGTCGATTGCTATCGATGCTGTGTTATATGATTTTACCCGCGTATCGACGAGTTTCTTTTCTTCAGTCGTGAGATTTTTATAGGAATCCAGCGCTTCTTGTCTGGAGGTCGTATCGGCTTTTCCGATATCAACGAGAGATTTTTTTACATATTTTGTTGTTTCTTCGTCGCGCTTTTGAATGTATGAATAATAATCAGACCATTCGCTCTTCGCTGAAGAAAGAGACGGTCCGATTTTCGATGTATCAACAAGTATCTGCGCTATCCAATCACCAAGAAGACCCATATTAACTTACCGTCGCTTTGCGGGTTTTAAATTCCTTTGGTTTTTCAGTTTCTCCGCCGGTTGACTTCCCGCTTTTTGCGTCATCGATCTGCTTTTGTTTCATGTTCGATAACTCAATAGCACAATACTGGTCTATGAAAAAACAGTCAACAGGACTCAGGAATCCTTTTTCTCGCTCGCCTGCGAAGTAGTCTGATGGCTTACAGCGCCCTTCGCTAATGATTGCAATATTTGATAACAAACTTTTTTTTTAATGATTTTTTTTGCAGGCTCCATCTGCTTCGCGAAAACGTAATCGAGTGTTTCTTTCCTGAATTTACCAGTATACTCGGGATCGACCTTCTTCCATTCGGAAACGTATTCGGGCCACCTAACGAATGTACGTTCCGCCATCTCTTGCAGCATGTCGTAGTATTTTTTCGTTTCCTCGAAAAGCTCTTTTTCCGTTTTCTTCTCGAGCGCTTTCTTTGCCTCTTCGATGTCTTTCACGTCGCCATTCAGCATCATCATGAGCCAATTCGGAACGTCACCGAGACTTGCAAGGTCGCGCATGTCGAGACGCCTCATGAGCATTTTTTTAGAAATGCCAGCGCTGAACGGAACGTCGTCGTACATGTATTGTGCTGAAATAAACTCACCGACATCAACGCCGGACTGAACTTTATTCTTTTTTGATTTTAGGAAAAGGCAAGCCCCTGTTATAAAAAACAAGAGGCTTGCCGCGAGAACAAGTCCCGCGACAAGCTGTGTTATCATGCTAGCGTCGCCTCCATGAGCGCGACCTCTTCGGCGAGGTAGAACAGCTCGGTTCCGGCCGGCACGAAAGCGCCGTCAGTAGCCGTGATGTCGAACGTCGGATGGTTGAAATCCTGACTGTTCTTGTCGTTGTTGTTCAGGATTGCGGTGTTGTCCGGGAAAATCGTAACGGAGAAATCGCGCTGTCCGGTAAGAGAGCTTGATCCTTCGTCGTAATTTCTCGAAACACAGAACAACGCAAAGCGCGGTGAATCAACACCGGCAGGGCGCGGGGTGTACTGTCCGGTCGCTTCATCAACGTACCCGCCAGCAAGAGCTTTCTTGTAGAACGGGTTCGCCGAAGAACTCTCGAGCGAAAGAGTATAACCGGTTGACTCCTGCGCGACGGTAACGGTTGTCACGGTCGATTCGGCGTCGGTATTTTCCTTCGTCTGGGCATCGGTTACGTCCTGGCTTGCGGTGAGAGAAGAAAGATTCTCAAGCGGCATACTGTACGCACGATTGAGTCCGAGAGCGGCAGCGGCAGAGTCGGGCTCGATCACGCCGGTACCCGCGTCGTATGCTTCGTCAATCCTGAAGAACCAGTGCGGAGTGGTCGGTCCGGTTGATGCACCAACAACTTTCAGGCGTCCGGTTGCAGACTCGACAGAAGCGGTGAATGCATATCCGATATTGGGGAAGTTTCCGGCTACGCCTATTCCGGTTGTCGACTTGTTGAGCAACGTCGAAATTTCTGACTGGGTTGCCGCTGAAGGAGCGACAAAATCTCCAGCAATGCACGGGATGGCGATTTCATCTTGCTTTCCGTTGAAGTGAAAAACCAAACGGATGTGCCCGGACGTTACGAACGCCGACATGTTGACGGTTCCGGTCTTTCCAAACAGGCCGGCAGGCGCGACGACCGAAGTATAGCCGCCCTCGCCGTTATCGAGCTTGAGAGTAATCGGATACGCGAGCGGAATATTTCCGTTCGGATTCAGTCGAGCATACCCCGCAAATTTGAGCGCATACTGCGAGTATACTTTATCTTTTGATACTGATGCTGGCATAATTTTCTCCTTACAATATATTTGTTTTCGGTGAATACACCGTAAACTGCTTAAAAGGTAACTTACTTCCAGAAGTTTGTCTACCGGCCTTGTTTTCGCTTCCGCTTATATATTCAAAGTCGTCGTAATACGTTATCCCGGCGTGAACGTACTCAGCTCCTTCTACCTTCTTCTTAAATACCGAAGCGAGTCTTCCGAATGCAACTTCAGCATCCATTTCGGTGAAAACTACAGTTGCTGAGTAGAAATAACGAATAACAAATACATCGAACGCATGTCCAGAAGCGCCGGTTTGAATATCTTCAAGCTGGTACACTCCGACAAAGTTACAATCAGTGGATGCTTTCGTGTCGGTAGACACATCAATGAAGCATGAAATATTTGTTTTGAGCGATATCTCCGAAGCAATTCCGAGTATGATATTTCGCAACGAAAACTTTGCAGCTATGCTCATTGTCAAGATTCTCCTTTCATATAATGCGCTCTTTTCTTTGAATGTATGTCAATGCTGCTTCCGACGTTTCTGATTGCGCTATTCCAGTTTCTTACCAAAGCTGCCTGTATGGACCCGACGAAACTGAGTTGAGCGCGGTCGGCTATGTATTTTGCATACTCATGGTCGCGACCACTGTAGTAGTCTGGAGCATCTTTTTCGTTCGGTCTTCCATTCTCAAACCCTACGGCCCCTGATATCAGGCTTGATGAATCATCAACTTCTCCAGCTATTGAGTCAATAGCATTTCCTGACTGATTGTCCCAGAATTCATTCGAGCGTTGTCTGGATTTTATTTCAGACGCCGTTTCTATCGTCGTTGCCGACATAGCTTCTTTTACGGATTCAACCAAACTATACCCGAGGGTGTCCATTCCGGAGAAAACAGTATTTTTTGAAACCTTAACCGGCATAGATTATCTCCGATGTTTGGTCAAGAAGCTCTGCCCTTCTCACTATTTTCCCGCCGTATTGTATAATCCAAACCGGCTCGAGTGTCATGTATTTTCTTCCGTGATATTCAAAGATAAGTCCGTATACGATGTTTTCAGTATACTCGGCAATAATAAATGTTTTTGTTTCGTTTACCGGAATTCCGGTAGAATCATTTTCGATTGTTTCTACTTTTATGTTTTCAAAAACCCTGACAGGATTTGTAAATGTCGGGATTGATACCGGATCTCCGTTTTTTACCATTGATCCAGAATCATCGAGTGTGTAAAACTGCCGAAGAAGCGGGTATGGGACAAACGGATCGATCTGGATTTTTTCTTTTTCTGCTCTTCGCTTTTGCTCGATAAGGGCCGAAAGGTCGCGCATCAGTCGTTTATTCCTGGAAGAATCGTCTTCCGCGCTCCGACAGCAAATCCACCGATTGACCCTATGCGTTTTTCTGAAACTATCGATCCGTTCAGGTAGGCTATTTGTGCCTTCCTTGCTGATATAATGGCGGATAGATCCTGAAACTCTGACGATTCAACGCCTGTTCCATCCTTTCTAATCTGGTTTTCTTCAATGAGTCTTTGCATGTCAATAGCAAGAAGTTCGGCTGCTGCCGAGTAGCATTGATTATCTTCGCTGTTGTACCGACGTTGCGCGGCTTCGTATGCCCCGGCAACGGTTACTGCGGAAAATCTTTTGCGTTCGGGGTCTCCAATGAGATTTGAAATTCTTGTTATGGAATCAGACACATAAAACTCCTTGAAGAAAAGCCGGAGCGAGTGCTCCGGCTGCAACGATTACAACGATTACGTTGACTTGAGGCCGTCTGACGTATCGTCAACCGCGACGAGGTTGAAGTCGTAGCAGTAATCAGTCGGCTGACTGATAATTCCACGGCAATCCCACCAGATATCGCGCTCGAGTTCGAGTTCGGTTCCAGGCTTCGTTACCATCGTGAGCGGCTGCTTGATAAGTTCCTTGAACCCGTCCTTCGGAGAAACCATGATAACGCGACCGTCAGCAGGGCCGGGATATGAAACCTTCCTGCCGCTGATGGTCACAGTAGCGCCATCATAGATGACGATTCCGCCCCACCAGTTGCGCATCGAGTCGTACCGTTTGCTGTCGGCGATGTTGATCGCGTCGAGCGTATCCTGGAACGAAGTCATGTACGTCTTCTTGTTCATGACGAGTATCGGCAGGCTGAGATACTGGTCGTATGAATCCTTCGCGGTGAAGTACATATTCTTCGCGAGCTTCATGATCTGCCAGTTATTCTCCCACCAAGAGTTCGTTGATCGTTTCTTGAGCATGGAAACTTCAACATGCTTTCCGGTGTACGAAGCAGCGATGATCGGGTGCATGTACAGATGGTTGCAAAGATCGATGTAACCCTGAGCCTGCGCTCGAGCTTCGGTCTGCTGGAGATACAGCTTGTTGAAAAGCTTGTTGCGGAGTGTCTTCTGGATCGCACCGGCGAAGAACTTCAGAGAAACCGTGTCCTTCAGGACTTCGTCTTTGAAATTCGTGGTGTACACCGCTTCGCCGTCGTGCCACTCGCAATAAGCCATTGACTGATTGTTGGTAAAGTCGCGAATCGGCATTGTTTCATCGAGATCGGGAGACGAAATAGTCTCATAGATCGCCTGATAGACCTTCTCACGTCCGGCAAGGGTGCGAGTGAAGTCGATGACAAATGGACGCCAACGAGTCTCGAGCGTCGACAGGTTGTCGTAAATATCACCGGGAAGGGTTTCAGCCTGTCCGGAAAGGCGAATCTGGTCGCCAACGAAGTCAAGATCGCCGGATTTTGCCGCCATCTGGCGGGACCCGTTGATCTCCTGGATTGAGTCAACAATCCGGATTTCTTCCTCGACATTACCGTTTCGTTCTCCCTGAGCGGTAATGGCGATGCCGTGTTTGTCTGTATATTTCATTTAACCACCATCCTTTTTAGGTCGAAGCGAGGGCGAATGCGTTCGCTCCCGACTTGTTCAGGCGAACCCAAACGAACTTGTTTCCATCGCTGTCCGTGATAAGCGGAGCGTCGACGGTTCCGAGAATTGCCTTTCCGGTAGTTTTCACATCCGTGATGACAATCTTGAGATCTGCGCCGATGGTTCCATACACGACAGAACCAACAGCGAACGTTCCGGTTCCGATCTCGATGCGGGAAGCGTCCGACATCTTGCAGAACTCGATAACGTCACCGGTATGTCCGTCAAGAGTTACGCGATAGGCGGCAGGGTACGGATCGCCGGGGTTATCCATCGCGACGTACGGCTGCTTGCGAACAATACCACCGGTATACCCATCTCCGGTATTGACAATAAAATCGTCAGTCTTGATCCCGTCGAAAAGGGCTTTTGACGCAAGCCGAGTCGACAGCGGGAGCTGTGACGGGTTGACTTTCTTTCTCAGTCTTGCCATTTATTTACTCTCCTTGAAATTGCTTCCGATCTGGATGCCCTTTCCTTTGGTGGTTCCGCCGCCAACAACATGCTGGCGTCCGTCTGCGTTCTTCGCAGCAATGATCTTGATTGCGTCAAGACCCTTCAGGCGATCGATCTCGCCGGCGATATCTTTCTGTGATCCAACCTTGATTCCGAAAAGCCCGGAAACAGATTTCTTGAGTTCGGGATCATGGCCGAATTCTTTCTCGATTGCCGCATCACGAAGCGTAGCAAACGAATTGCCCTGGGCCGCAACGGCGTCAGTAACAATCTGTTCGACATCACCACCGGCAGCAATCTGGCGGACCTTGCCAAGAACGGCGAGGTCGGCTTTATGCGCGGCGGTCAACACTTCAATGTTCAGCCCGAGATCCTTCATTACCGCAACGTGATCGGTACGATTTTTCGTCATCGTATCTTTCAGTGCGGCAATAAGTTCATCGTAATTGAGGTCCATTGGTGTATCTCCTTCATTATATTCATCGATCACGTCCTTCTGTGAAGTCGCGATCATCTTTGAAGCCATTCCTGTCTGGTCCCATTCAACCAGATCATTCCGTTCTTTTCCGACAGACTTTATAGCATGAACGACTTGCGTTCCGTCTTTGCCTGCCGCAGTCTTGTATTTGTAGAGCCCGAACAAGGAGGTAGAAATAAGCCCTGCTTTTATCTCCGAAACAAGCGAGTCGTAGTCGTTCTTGTCCATCTTGTTTGATACATAATGCCGTAAAAGCATGGTATCTTCTGATACCACTTTCGCCGCAGT